TTGGCGGCTCCTCTAGTTTGGATCGGCGTACGAGGATGCCGCCGATCTTGGTGAACTCGTTAAACGGCGGGCCGGGCGGCGGCGCGGATCCTTGGAGCCACGCCGTCGCCCAGTCTGCGCTACGGCGTCGTTTCCTCATACTCGGCACCGAGACCGTCGAGAACGCTTTCGAGGTAATCGACACGCTCTTCGTCTTCCGCCGCCGATGCGCCGTCCCTGAGATACTGGATCTCTTCCAGCAGGCCCTTCAGCCACGGCAGCACCTTGCCGTAGTCTAATAGCATGGGCATGAGGTCGGCGTCAGCTACTGATTTGAGGCCGTGCGCATTGAGGTTGGTGTAATCAGCCATGGATCTGGTCCATGGCTTTCTCCAACGTGTCCTGCGCCGCTTCGAGGTGCGTGCTTACCTCTTCCAGCAGATCGACTGCACTGGTCAGCTCACCCCGCTCATCGGGGGACCGGCGCTTTTCGTTGCCGGTCTCCGGCCAGCTGCCCTCGGCGGGCTGGTCGTCGATGCTGATGATCTTGACGACGCGGGGGTGCTTCTGCCCCTCGTCGTGGACCGTCTCGCCAACGAATACGTTTCCCAGCTCCAAGCCGTAGTAGGTCAGCATGTCGGGGAAGATGACGGCGGACATGGGCTGGTCGTTCATGCTGGCCCAGCCGTACGCGCCGTCGTCTCTCAGGGTGTGGTAGGTCATCTCATATTCGATCACTTCAGTCATACGATATATACTCCTCAGTCTAGCGAGCCCCAGTTGGGCCCAGTTCCGCCCTCGACGAGATTGTCGGTAGGCGCGTCAGGGAATACATCAGCGTATCCCTGAACCATGTCGAAGCGCATGACTTCCAGACACTCCGCAGCGTCCTTGGCCCGCGCCTCGTCGATCAGTGCATCGTGGATCGTCGCCAGCATCCGCGTCTCCGCCTGAGCGCCGTGCTTGCGCATTTGGTTGAGCGAAGTCTTGTGCCGCGCAATGGCCTTCGCCATGACGGAGAGAGCGGCGCGCTGAACGGGGTAGTTGGCGCACTTCGGCAGATCTGGGCGTTTGCCCATGTAGACGGTGCCGCCGTCGATCATCCTGACGTAGCGCGTCCGCTCGACCTCCTCCATGATCTTGTAGCGGTAGTTGTAGGCCAGCGAGTAACGCTCCTCCCACTGGTCGATGTAGTCACCAGCCTTCGACAGCGTCGTCTTCATCGACGTGGCGATGCCGGTCGCGCCAGCGCCGTAAATGATGCCGAAGCTGACCTTCTTGGCACCGGATCTGAGCGCCTTGCCCTTGGCCGTCTTCTTGTTGATCTTCTTCCCGGCGATGACGCTGGCGACTTCGGCGTGAACGTCGCCGTAGATCACGTCGTGGAGCAGCTGCTCGTCGCCCGACAACAGGGCCAGCACACGCAGCTCGATGCCGGAATAATCGAGGCTGATCAGCTTGAAGCCCTTGGGCGCGATGAACGATCTGCGCACCGACGTAGCGACGCCGAGCAGATCCTTGTCGCGGGGGATCTGCTGCACGTTGGGGCCGGAGGAGCTGAAGCGGCAGGTCTTGGCCTGTCCGATGTTGTAGCGCGCGTGGATGCGCCCGTCGCCCAGCTTGGCGATGGTGATCAGGGATCTGCCGAAGGACGAGATGTACTTCGAGATCGTCTTGTAGTCGGCGAGGGTATCGAAGAACATCCCCAGAGGACTGTCCGGCACCTTGGCTCCGAGCGTCCGCAGGGTCTCCGCCTTCATCGAGAGCTGGCCCGTCTTCTCGGTGCGGGGCCACGCCTTCAGCCAGCTGTCTGTCATGCGGGCGGCGAAGTAGTCGGACCACTGCGTATCGCTGTTGATGTTCTTGACTTCGTTCTCCGGCACCAGCTCGCGGATGATCGAAATGAAGTTGAGCCTCTTCTGCTCCCAGCTCTGGCACAACGTGGCGTGCGTGCGCTGGTTCAGGCGGATGCCCGCCTCCTCCATCTCAACGACGGCGGGCCACATGTCGTTGAGCATGCGGAAGCCGTCCCACTGGCCCTCATCAATCTGGTCGGCCCAGTAGCGCCACAGCCGCCACGTCACGTCGGCGTCGCCGTAGGCATAATCGAGCTGCTCCTGCGCGAGGACCGGCGACGACCAGTTCGACGCCTGCTGCTCTTTGGAGATCTCTTCGTTGAGATCCCACAGCGCCATGCGCGCCAGTGAGAAGCCGCCGCCGCCGAGGATGGCGCGGCGCAGATAGCCGACATCGAGGAGGCGGGGCTTAGGCACTCCGGCATCGATGAACCATCGGCCCTCGAAGCCTGCGTTGAAGACGATCCACTCGTGCCGCCGGAACAGATGCGCCACTTTCCGCCAGCCGCCGGGGATCTGGTCAAAGTCGACCAGCAAGCGCGTCTTTGCATTGGTCAGCGAGACCAGCCTCACACGGCCCTCAGAGGGCACCAGAGACGTTGTCTCGAAGTCGAGGGCGCAGGGGCTCTCGACGGCTTTAAGAGCTTTCTGGAGGCTACTGGCGCTTGACACAACGCGATATTTCTTGGTACTGGTCTTCATAGCAGGCCTCAACCTCCTGTTCAGCAATGCGACGTTCCCCATTTTGAAGAACTTGGCCGGGCCAGCGCCCGGCCAAATTCTATGGTGGGGAGCGCCGCGACAACGCTCCCCACCTGTCGACTACTTGCGCTTACGCGGCTTCTTCTTCGGCTTCTTGCCGCTCTGGAGGTCACCAAACGACATGTCGCCGGAGAGGTAGGCACCCACGGCTTCGCGGGTACACCAGCGGTCGACATCAAAGCGCGGCTTGTGGTTCGTCTTGTCCTGCGCCGTGAACTCTTCGCTGTCGAACGAGATGATCGGCATCGTCGGTTCTCCAGCCGATGCCCGCTTACGGATCTCTTCCAAGAGATCGGAGATTGCATTCCGGCCGGAAATCGACGTGGTCGAGAACTTGACCGACGTGTGCTCCGGCGACGTATCGAGGACGCCGAAGCCGAGCATCCGGTTCCAGCCCTCGTCGGGCTTGTACGGCGCGTGATCGGGCAGGTCGTGCTCCGCTACGGCAACCGTCTGGCGGCGGTAGATGGACCACTCGACGCGGTCGACCGGCTTCGATCCCTTCCAGCAGGTCCAGCCTTCGATGACGGACTGGGGCTCGACGATGTAGAGATCTTCGGGATCGATGGGCGACTTGTTGCGACCCAGCGCGTAGATCCCCGTCTTGCCGGAGAAGGTCAGGTATTGCCCGCCACCGGCAGATCCGTCCGTGGCGTCGTTGGTCGCCTCGGCGATGGCACCAGCCATCTCCTCGTCGGTCAGATCTGGTAGGTTGGCGTTGCCGATGTAGTTAGTCAGTGCGTTCTTTGTCATGTGCTGTACCTCGTGTGTTGCACGTTGCTATCCGGGCCTGACTAGACCCGCTGTACGACGAGCCGCTCTGACGGCTTGCCGGTCTTGGTGTACGGATCGAGATCAATCCCGTCCGCCTTCATCGCCTTCTTGTCGAGGCTCTCCCGCCCAGCCGTCTGCTGGAGATCGATCTCGATGTCGCCGACGATAACCTTGGATTTGCCCCGGCTCTTCAGCTCCTGTTTAATGGTTTCCTTGACCTCGTCCTGTATGGCCTTGTCAGAGGCCATCTTGTCCTTGAGGTCCATATACTGCTGGGCACTGGCATCGAGGTTGCTGGAGCGGTTGGCGCGCTTGCGACTAGTCGCCTTCTCCATGGATACCCCGCAGAGCGCCTTGAAGCCGCACTCCCGGTCGCACTCCCTGCCGCCCTGCGTACGTCCCTCACGGTCGAGGTTGTCGATGTTCTTGGTCCGCAGGATCTTCGAGGCGCGCTTCTTCTTGGCTTCGAGGATACCCTCGTCGATCTCGACCTCGAACTCGATGATATCGTCGAAGTCCGATGCGTCGATGTAGATCAGCCGACCCTTGGAGAGCTTGACGCCATCCGGCTTGATGTACTTGTTGATCAGGGCCATACCGATCTGCAGCTGCGTGACGTGCTTCTTCTTGGGTAGGTTCTTCTTGTTGGTGCGGGGATCGATCGATTTGACATCGAACGGCTCCCAGACATCGCCCCAGTCGAAGATGCCATCCGGCGTCGCCGAGATCTTGGTCGCCTCATCCTGCAGGCTGACCTGAGACGCAAGGGCGTACTTGATCGGCACGTTGGCGGAGATCATGCAGCGGATCGCCCACTCCTCGATGGCGTGGCCCCGGTTGGCGTAGCCACGTCCCCGGTCCTCTTCCTGATCGGGGTGCTGCTTGGCGTAGACCTGCTTGCGGATGCAGGTATCGATCTCGGAAGCATTGGCGTACTTCGAGCGGTCGAAGCCCCAGCTGCGCTCCTGATACTGCAGATCCGCGCCACGCTTGATGCTGTCAGCGATGCTGGTCTCCAGACTGGCGGCGATGATAGCGCTCATACGGCCCTCCTGATCTTGCCGGTCGTCGGATCGATGACAACCACGTCCCTGCGGATGTTGCCGATGCTGCCCTTGGACAAGCCCGTGGCGTCCATCAGCGCCTCAACCGGAACGTGGGCGTTCTGCTTCACGTAGCGGTAATTCTCCGGCGAAATGTAGACTCGCCTGCGGCGGTCGGGTCCGCGCGCCGTTGGCGGCTTGACGTAGACGGCAACGGCGGTGATCAACTCATCAACGCCGGACGGCAGTTCGGGATTGGCGTTGGGGTACTTGTCCTTCCACCACTGCGAAGCGAAGGCGCGCACGTCGGCGCTGGCTTCGTACTTCTCACACTCGGCGGAGCTATCAAACTGCGTTCCGTCGTCGGCTACAAATATGTGCTTCATCTCAACCTCCTATATATCAAGTAGAACGCCAAGCGGGCCTCGTACTGGACCCGGCGCTGGCTATTAAGAGTATCGGCGTAGGCGTCTCTCGCCGCCCACGTCCGGCAGACGGGGCACTCGTTGCCCCAGCCTGCGTACGAGCAGTGACACGTCATACATATGCTGGTCGCTGCCATCAGAGATCCTGCTCCAGTATCTTGTGGTGCTCGCGGGCCTTGGTTCCGGCGATGCGGGCGACGGCCTTGTCCAGCTTGGTGTCGCTGGCGAAGATGTCGACGTGGACGTGCTTGGTCTGACCCATGCGGTGCATACGCGCATAGAATTGCGCTTGGACGGCGGGGGACCAATCCTCTTCAATACAGATGATCCTATTTCCACCGTGCTGCAGATCGATGGCGACACCCATGGCGGCGATCTGCCCGACCAGTACGTCCAGCTCTCCGCCGTTGAAGGCGTCCTGCAGGGCTTGGCGCTTGTTGGCTGGCGTGCGGCCATCGAGGATACCGACCTTCAGTTCCTTCTTCGTCAGGGCGATGGCGAGGGCGTCGATGACGCTGGTGTGCCACGCACCAATCAACAGGGGACCGGCACCGGCTTCGCAGCGGTCGACGATCTCGGAGACGGAGGCCTTGACCTTGGCCATGCCCAGCTCGCGGCGCAGCGTCGCCAAGGCGGGCCCGTCGTTCTGGATCTGCTGGGAGATCTGCGCGACGGACTGGTTCTTGATCTCGTCGAGCATCGCCTTCAGCTCTGCGCTCATATCGAGCTTGACCATCAGGCGGTTGGTCGTCAGGGGCGGCATCTGCTCCCAGACTTCCTTCAGCTCTCTGCGGACGGCGATGGGGTTGCCGTTGAAGAGCATGTCGTGCAGCTCTTCGGTGTTGCGGT